GTGCAAGCCTCTTAGCAAACATCGGTGGTTCAAAGACTAGTTTTCTTGCCGCCATATTGGTTGTTCCGTATTGATGAAATTTTGCATATTTGATGTTTGTTCCAAATTCTGCTTCATTTCCACCAATCGTATTTGCTGGACCTTTGAGGCTTGTCAAACTTCTAAACAACTTACCAGTTCTAACCATTGGTGTTGCCCCAGGGTAGTGCATCGCTTTCCATTGAAGGGTTGATGAGTGGAGGGCATTCCAAGGACTTCCAGATGGAACACCGTTCTGGGTGAAGTTCGCTGAGTTCCATGCCTCAAGACCAGAACGAGCCTCCTTGAATACTGGGGCGAAGTCTTTGCCACGCCTCTTCATGTCAACCATTCGCTTGATTGCTTTTTTCGCATCCACTTTGATATGGATGTATGTGGACCTAGCCATTATGCAATCCGATTCCGCCTGAATTTCTTAAGAGCCATAAGTTCTGTCTCTAGGAAACCAGTCTGCATTGGAGCAACATTTCTTGCTTCTAGGTCTTTGATTCCAACAACATCGTCGTGCATATTCTGCATTTCTCTGGTAGCAGCACGAAGAATCATCAATTTAAACATCGGGATACCTGCCCCATTGAGTCCGGCCGTATAGGTGACTTCAATGGTGTCGTTTGCAAAAGCCCTGAATACATCAATCCCGTATCGCCTGATGAGGAAGTCAACACCTTCTACAAGTTCTCGCTCATTACCCATCAATGGTTTGTAAATAACTTCAGTAACGGTTACAACTGGGGAATTTCTTAAATAGATGGTTTGTGGAGGTTCAAGGTAGGTCGTGTCACCAACAGATGAACTATAAAAAGACGAGCCATATGGATTTGAATTTTTAAAGAAAGAATCCATAGGGATTCCAGTATCCGTACTTGGGTATGTGTACTCTTCGTTAAAAGTTTCAATCTCAATTGGTCGTCTGAGATATGCCTCTAGTTCGCTTTGTAGACCATCAAGGACTAGCTCCGCTGCATCTTGCTGACGATTTGTCAAACTGATATCCATATAGGACCTCAGTTCGGCTAAGGAAACCAAAGCCATAGGGTCTCCTTTGTTTATCTACCGAGTCTTGAGACTTCGTTTACGCCACGTCGCAAGTCGCCACGTCGACCACGAGCCTTAGGTCTTGGTTTGCGGAAGTCACGAACAGCATCACGGAGCCTACCTCTTCTGCCAATGCCAAGGGCACGGCCAATTCGGCGCGTAAGACTGAATCCTTCTTCTCCGCCCATTCCGGGTGTAGGCATGAACCTTCTCCAAACTGTGAATATTTACAGTTCAGATTTTACCACTATTAAATACCTCCAGAACTATCTATCTGGATTTGGCGGTCTTTCAATGGATACAGGGGTCTCTTCTCCGGCAGGAACCTCAATCGGAACCCATGCCCGAGAATAAGTATGTTGTGGGATTTTCCTCATTTTGATAAGTGTTCCATCTAAAAGGAGTTCAAGTTCGTCAACCCTCATTGAGAGCAGTCTTGCAAAGTCTTTGGTTGAATAAGCCTTTGATATTGACAGTTTTCGGATAATGCTTGATACTCGGCGAACCTGTTGAACACCTCGCCCACGATTGAGCTGAAGGTGCATCATCATTGCTTGGGCGGATGAACAGTCAACATAATGAACCGGAATCTCTTGCCCGACCTTTTCTTTAATGTGGGGGTTACTGATTGCAAGGAGGAATCTCTGATTTCCATCAATAATCTCATTTGTTGCTTTTCTCACAATAATCGGCTGAATAAATCCGTAGTCACCAAGAGAAACTGCAAGAGTAAGGAGGTCTGGTCTAAGAATGTGGGTTGCTGCCCATTCTGCCATCTTGAGTTCTCCGACATTTATCATTTCAACTTTCATCCAATACCACCTCTACTATTTCAGTGCTGCGAACAGCATGGGCTTTTGTTCCTGGACCAACCGGCGATGCCGATGTGACATTGATTTCATTGAGAAGAAGATTCCGAATCAGCCAGTTGATTGGATAGGAAAATGGGTCTTGCATGTGTTTCGTGCGGAACTTTGAAACATAAACCCGAGCTCTTCTCTGCATGGTCGGACCAATAATGTATTCGTCAATGAACTTGCCTGCTCCATCAAATCCATCTTGTGCATAAAGCGCAATGAGGGCTTCAATATCAAAGTCTGGCCACATTCGCCTCTGAGAATCAATTCTTGGGTACACCTCAACCAACCTGTCATAGAACCCAGGCTCCGTTGCAATAACGTCACCAATTCTTCGTATTGCCACAGAGTGAAGCGGAATGCCGACTCGGGTGTTACTTCCGGTCATCGCTGCAACATCGTAGTACTCGCAGTACTCTGCACCATGTTCTTCGGTTATAAATTTAAGAACATCATCCATTTGCCAGTCATAGATTATTTTTGCAAACTTGAGTGGAATCCCTTTTTTCATTTTGTATGGGGAGACAATGTAATTCTCATGCAACTTCTGTACACACGAACGGTAACGAATCATGGATTCATTTGCCCGAACTCCAGTAATGAAGGCGACCCTTCCAGGTTTCCCCTGCATCGTGTAGTAGTCAATTGATTCTGGCAAAGCGGTTTCGTGTGTCAAACCAAAACTGGTTGCATTGATGGCAAAATCTGGCATTGGTCTGACCCACTCGCCAAGGTCTTTGCGTCGTTGGCTCCAAAGGATTGCAGATTCTCGCCGACCAAGAATCCAGACTTCTGCCCCATATGGGAGGCAATACCATTCCATGTCAACCCAGTCGTAGTCACGAATCTTCATAACATAATCAATGACTAACGGGCTGACCATTTCCTCGTCACGGAAAATAACCTTTACTGGACCAAGCCCACGTTCCTCATGTATTTCTTTCGCTAGATACAGAACTGCAGTTGAGTCTTTACCACCAGAGAACTGAATACAAACAGTGTCAAATGTGTCGTAAACATGTCTTATTCGTGCACGGGCGGCATCAACACAACTCATATCTAAAAATAATCGTTGTCTAGTCATGATTTATCGGCTTAGCTTTCCATGCCATGGACTTAAGAGTTTTTGCAGTTTCAACATGGTTTTTTTATACTGAACCATAATTTCGTCATTTTTAATTTTGTCAGTTTGCAAAATGACAACTGTATTATCGATTATCTTCCATTTATCAGTAACTGCTTTACTTTGATTTAATAATGATTTGCACTCTTCACGCAACTTAGTTGCTTTTAGTTTAATTTTTTCATCAATTTTTACACTATCAAGGTCAACAAGAAGTGCCCAAGGACTCCACCACATTTGCCCCTCCTGTCTATTTATAGGTCTCGTGGTGGAATTGGTAAGCCACCACTGGCGATTTTGTAGAAAGTTTTATCGTCAATAATTTCAAAAGACCATGCATCTTGGGTAAATCCATTGTTTATCTCATGTGGTCTTCTGTCAATCAATGACAGGAGTTTGCATCTCGCAAGCTTGCCATTAACTTGGATGTTTACATACCATGTATTAACTGGGTCTCGTGTCTGCCAGATTACATAAACACAATCTTCTGTTTTCCCAGCTCTAGTAATTTGTCCAATTGTTCCCTTTTGTGACACCTTGTCCCCAATCAGCATTTCTAGTTTGTTTTTAATTTTTCTATTTCGTCTTCAAGTCTTAAAATTTCTTTTTTAAGTTCTACAACTTCTCGACCCAAGCGATTTGCCTTTAATTGGTGGTAAGCAGATTCATGAATAAGCTCTGCTATACGAAAATCTTTATCTGTGTCACTCACAAAATTCCTATATCTCGCAATGCTCGTCAATAAAGTTCATCAGTCTTTCGGAAGTGGTGTTCCCATCAATGCTTGGATTGCTTCGGAGCCACCTAATAAAGTCATACCAGCGTGACTGCTGTTGGACTGAGTCAAAGACGATTGTGTATTGGACTATCGCGTTTGCCGACTTTGAACCAGTTGCCGCAGTGCTTCCCTTTATAGCTAATTCGCTATGGTCAACATCATCGTTTGCATGCAGTTCTCCGTCTTCTCTTAGTTCTTTTACCAACTGGGAAACCGGAGTTTGATTCATAACAGGAGGAGTGAATGATGTGCTGGTCGCTAATTCGCTTTCTTCTATGTTTGAAAACTCTTCAATAGCGGCAATCTCAAATTCATCCCATCCGAGGTCATCAATTAGGTCTGAATACTCGTCATTAATTTGCAGAAGAAGTTCAGACAAGATTCTCTCATCTGTTTTTCCAAGCTCCATTGTTCTGTTGTCGGCAATCGCATAGGCAATAGACCTTGCCTCATCGCCGTCAATGTAGACACATGCAATCTCTTTCCAGCCAAGACGAATGGCAGCCTCAAGTTGGTGGTTGCCAGCAATTACGGTTGCTGTTCCATCATCATTCTTGCGAGCAACGATTGGCTTCATTTGCCCAAACTCCCTATATGAAGACATGATTGCATCAACATCGCCACGTCTTGGGTTGTTCTCCAAGTGGACAAGAGTGTCAATGTTGACGGCGGAACCCTGGAGTGATTTATGAATGTAACTCACACCTGACTCCTCACATTGGCATTCAGGGTGCGCAATGCATCAATTGATGTGCGAAGCGAAAGTAGTTTTTCTCTCTTGGCCTTAACCAATGCTTCTGCGACTTTTGCTTCAAATTCTTGGTCAGCAAGCTT